GTTACACCTGACGGACAAGTCCAAGTGTTAGCGCCAGTAGAAGTAAAAGATTCAATAGCAAAATTTCTTGAATCCGTAAAACTATTCGCTAGTTCCGTGGCTGAGTATTTTTGGTAGAAGCCGTTGGTTCCATAGGTCATTCCTGTTACTTCTATAGGAACCCATTGGTTAGTGGCTGAATTAGTTTNACCAAAGGATGCGGGTGTAAGGGCTTGGCCGTCTATGAAGTGGACTTCTGCTAGGTAGCCGTCTAATGGATAAGCGCCTGACCTATGATAACCAATACTAAAAGCATTACTGCTATTGTTAAACATAGTATCAGCATCTTGGACAGGATATTGTGTGGTAGAAAAATCTGTTACCTGTTCTCCATTTACATAAAGTTTTACTCTGTTAGTTTCTGTGGATTGAGTCGTGTCTACAGAAACAAGCAAATGATACCAAGCGTTTGGATCGCGGAATACTTGTGTAGTTTCTAAAGTTTTGGTTGCAAAATAAAGATAAATAGTATCGTCTTTCCAAAACAAACCATCATTTGTTGAAGTATCTCCGCATACCAATAGAGTCATATAACCCGAAGATTGCAGGTTTGCTCTTTTAGTCCAAAGGCTCAACGTAAATGTTTTCTTATTTCCGTTAGAAGTAGGACTTCTTTCTAAATAAGCATTATCACCATCCTCAAACCGCAACGACTGGTCTATGTCGTAGCCGGTTGCCTGACCCGATGAGCCAGCAAGTATGTTATTAAATACAGGCATTATGAGTAATTAAGAGTAGCCACTGCCGGGATGTTAGAGGCATCGAGAATGACGTAATCAATCCTGTCAACAGCCGCCGCTGTCGTGGTTAGTGTTGGCGCAGTACCTCCTGCGAAATCCCAATCACTTCCCCAACTGGCTGTCCTCGATCCTGTACCGTCCTGAGTCAGAAAGATAGAACCACACTGACCAGCGGTATCATTAGAAGGATTAGCAAAGGTAATGTTATGTGCCATAGTGCATGAAAAGTTATTAGAGTTAGCCATGTCAATTGTGACTGTGGTTGCTGATGTAAGCGCTGTAATCTCTCCACGCTGTCCTGCTGTCCATGTATTAGCAGTGCCGACTGCGGCTTTAGCGTCTATCTGAGTCTGAGCATTAGAACTAAGAGAGTTAATGTACTGGAATTCTGCGTTAGATACAGTACCGTCTGCTAGTTTAGCGGCATCTATTCCGGTTGCTACCATAGAGTTTTCTACAGCAGTGCTGGCAATAGTTACTGCACCTGTGTTAGCCATCGTCACATCACCGCTAAGAGCGGCGGCAGTGAATCCAGTACCATCACCTATAAGTATTTGCGTGTCCGCTACAGCCTTGTCAGATGGGTCACCGCTTGAGTTAGCGTCCCTAACCTTGACAGTGTTTGCGGCCATGTGAGCCAGTTTAGCATTGGTTATCGACTCATCTGCGGCAGATACAGCGGCCCAATCTACACCATTAGTAGCGGTAGAGTCGGCTGTCAGTACGAGTCCATTTGCACCAACGGCAAGCCTTGTCTCAGAGTCTACTGTATTGTAAAACAAGAAGGTCACCCTTAGTAGTAAGTTTGTCATCACCGATAACAGTTACCATCTGCCACTCATTAGATGTGGTAGAGTATTTTAGATACTGATCGTTGGTTGGCGCGGTACTTGAAACGCTTTTGCCTTGAATCTTTGTTACAGTAACAGCACCGGCATTAGTCATAGTAGCATCGCCGGATACAGCCGCCGCTGTAAAGCCTGTCCCATCGCCAATTAATATCTGAGTGTCTGCTACAGTCTTGTCTGACGGTACTCCACTAGAGTTTGCATCTCGTACTTTAACTGTATTAGCGGCCATGTTAGCCAACTCAGCATTAGCAACACCTTCATCTTTAATAGTTACCGCACCAGATGATACAGTAAAGTTATCAGTAGAGAATGAGGCTACGCCTTTATTCGATGACGTTGCTTCTTCTGCCGCGACTGTAAGTGTCGTGCCTGTCGCTGAAGTGTCAATACCTTCGCCACCAGTAACAGTAAGGCTTTCTGAGTCAAGATCAACGTCGATAGTACCGCTGTCAGATATGAGGTCCAAATCCTGTGCTGTAACCTGAGAGTCAACATACGCCTTGATCGACTGTTGAGTAGCAAGTTTAACAGCCGAATCGGAGGACATATCATCTTCATCTTTAATTCCTGTTACTGTNGCNCCATCAGCGGCAATGTTTACGCTACTGAATTTACCAGTGGATGCNGATGNCGCTCCAATAGGAGTGCCATCAATACTTCCTGCGTTAATATCTACACTATTACTTGTCTCTGGGTCAATAGCCAGAGTAATCCAAGCGTCATTGGCTTGGTTTCTAATCTTAAGTAAATTGTTTGTAGTATCTAGCCAAACCATTCCCATTGATTGCGCGGCACTACCGCTAATAGTAGGCGCTGTAGCCTTTGCGATAATAACCTGAACAGCCTGATCTGGTCCAGTATCATTAGAGCCAGCAGGAAATGTTTTCTTTAGAACATTTTTAACAAGACGGATATGATCGTCGCCTTCACTTACGTTATCACTTGATAGCGGGTAGGAACTATTTAGATTTGTTATAAAATTTCCAGATTCTATGCCCATAATTTATATCCTAATAATATCCAGAGGTGTTCATCACCCGTAATTCAGAACCGGAGTGTCTATCTTTATCATCCTGTTCCTGTAAGTCAGAAATAGCCTGTCTCAATCCTCGCTCCCACACAGGGATACGCTGATCGTTCATAAGGAAAGGCTCTGCCTGTAGTAGAGTCCCGTATAAGTAAACATCAGGAGCGTTTAGTATAATCCAGTTGGTTGTGCTTGTATCACTAAGGCCATCAAACTTCTTGTAATAAGTCATTACATAATCATAAGCCGCGTCTGGAGTTGGCCCAAAATATATCTGATCTCCAATTACACTGTATGCGCTAGGTTTTCCAGAGGAACTACCTGCCCAGATTCTATACAACATCTCTGGTGTCATATACTGTACGGAAGTAATAGGGCTTGTATCTAGGTGTATTTCCCGCATTTGAACATACCCGGTAGGCAAGTCGTAAGACTTTGTTCCTCCGACAGTAGGCGTAGTTACAATAGTTTCCATAGGTCTAATACGCAACACCCTATTAAATACCGCTTCATTAAGTGCAATGAATTCAGGTATCCTAGCAGAGAGGTCATCCCTGTCCAACCAGTTAGCCACAGCAGTCTGTAGCGTAGAGTACGAATTAATAGCCATTAACTATTCTTGCTCTTAAACCAGACTTTATTGTTAATGATTGGTTTCTGATTATTACCAGAAAACGTAGGCTGATATAACCACATGATTAAATCCTCGTAGGTGTGGTCCTGAGAAACTTGTTATCAGGATCGTTTAAATACTTTGCTAATAGTTTTTCGTCTTTTTCAATAGCGCCGTTTGTTTCCTTTAGCCATAGTTCCCAAATGTTTAAAGGAATAGTAGCCGCTGTAACTGCGCCATCAGTATATTTTCCAGAGGCTTTACCAAATGTAAGTTTGTCGCCATAGTTAATCAAGTCTAACTTATTCTTTTCTATGATAGGTTGAACATTCTGATAGGTATCAATGGTTGCAGTACCGTCAGAATTAATATCTAACTTCCAAGGTCTAGAATCTTTGTAATCATAGTTCCATCCTGAAGAGTTCATAACGGCATCTCACCTCTGTCGGAGCAAATCTCTTTAAATTTATTGTGAACATTCTTTGCATGAAGTTTAGCGTCTATAGGTTTCTTTTCTGTTCTAGTAGACTCTTTAGAATTTAAGGCTTTCTTAAGTTCTTTTTTAGTAACCATGATATCCTTTTCTCTAAACCAAAAAGTTAAAATCCATTTATCTCCATCTTCAGGAGGTAAACCCATGTGTAAAGATGCAGGATGAGCAATCTTATTTTCATCAAGATTACCAAACATAAGAACTCGACCCTGCTTTGCTTGTACTGCAAGTCCTAAAACAGGAAAAACTGTGCCACCACCATCTTGTACGTCATTTAAGTACGAGATTATAGTGACACAGCGATTCCCACCTTCTTTAACTTTTGAAGACTTTGGCATTTCTCCCATTTCATCTGGAAGAAAAGCGTCGTAGTGAGGTTTATACTCCTGACCCGGCTGATACCTTTGAATAGTAACAGGTTCCAACCGGGTAGGAGGTAGACCACACATATCGGATAACGCTTCAATAACACCGTCTAGTACATCATTGTCACCGTAACTAAAAAAAGCGCCTTTACTGGTTCTAACTTCATCTTGGATATAAGACCCATCACGGTTTATAAGATTATCACCAAGCCCTTTTTTTTCAGCAAGGCTAACCATGTGTTCACATAAAGCAGGTGAAAGCACATTATCTTCAACAACAATACTAGGAGTGTTATTGTATTTAATCATTAAGCGTCTTTNACTCCGATGACTGCGGCGTTNGCCAAACCATTCTTAGCACGAAGACCGTATTCAGCAATCATCAACTGCTTGATGCTGTCACCGGTTTTAGCCAAGGTTTCGGTCTGGAACGGACGCAGGTAATCAACTGACCAAAAATCATAGTCAACAAAGAATAGCATATCAGCCAACATCAAACGGCTGGGTACAATCTTCAGAGTACCAAAGTCAGTTACCAAAACATCAACGGCGTTGACAGCAGTAGCCTGTCCCGTACCCGGAACGTCTTTCTGAATGTCNGCAATAACCGAACCACCTAGCGCNCTAATCTTCTGNTTGAGATCAGCCGGAGCCAAAATCGTTGAAGGCTCTCCACCAAGGGTGAAGCAACGCTCCATAGCAAGATTAATCATCGCCATCGTCAAGACAGCCGAAGTACCGAAAGATGCAACAGTAGTTCCATCCGGNCCGACAGCAGGAGAACTGCCGCCGTTATTAACAACACCAACAACAGGAGAAGCCGAACCAAGAATAATGTTCGATGTTCCTGCCGCAGTCGTGCCAAGCCAAGACATTACAGCCGCCGTCTTACGAGCCGTTCCAGCCGCACCAGCGACCTTCACATCGTTAGACAGTAGCATCTTTTCCATGTCTCTTTTTATTTCTTTTGCACGCTTTGCGAGTTGGTAAGCCTGAGATGACTTTCGGCCCGCAAAATCGACAGCCTCTGCCGTTCCACTGGATTGCACTGCTTTGTATGAAATTTGACAATAATTCGTCAAGCGAACAGGCTCTGCAACTGCAAGAGCGCTCATGCTATCGTCGCCTTCTAACTGCTGGTTAGCGGCGGCGGCAGTTAGAGAATCAGTCTGCCACTCAAACAAGGTATTGTCAGCCGACCCTTTGCCTACGCCAGACAAAAACGGCGTATCCATTGGGCTAATATTATAAATGATA